AATGCACCCAGGGTCTCCTGGTTCGGGCTGGTGTTGGTCGATATCCATCCATCTGTCCGGCGGGAATGAGCTGCGGCATCGAACTTGCGATGCCCATCATTCACGGCCGAGATAGCCATGCGGTACCGAGCCCGGTTAAAGGCAGCCCTCGGAGAAAAGAAACCGACAATGCTGTCCGACACACTCATGAATTCAGCCCTTTATTGAATGAAGCATACTTCCTTTTCGACTTTCCGAGCCCCAGCTCGTTTCTTATCTGCTCCCGCAACTTGATCATATCGGCAAACGAATGATAAGTCACCGTCTTATCAGCGTAAACCACCGTGCGAACGCCTGACGCGATCGCTGCGGTGAGAGTCTGAAGCTGTTCCTCGGTATATTCAGTCTGCATGCCTTAAATCACTTCGGCGGGTGCCATTCGCAGCAAAACTAATATCGGATTTCACTTTTCATCGAAAAAGATAAGCACCTTTCCAAATAGTGCTTAACTTTTTCGAAAATGGTAGGAATTGGATTAAATAAGGGGGTGATAAACCCCCTTTTCACTTATCCCAAAAGCTGCCTTGACGCTGTTTTCGCTCCTTTTCGGGCCTCTTTTGAGTGCCGTGCCCGGCGATTTGGTTCCATTGAGCTTCCGTCCAGCGGTCCATGCCGAGCACCGAAGCGGCCGCCCGGGCATAGTTGCGGGCATCAAGCGGCTCATTACGGGGGTATTTCTTAACCCATTGATACTTCCGGTACCCTTTTTCGATCTTGAATTCGAGCTGCTCAGCCGTAATTCCCTTGAAATATTCAGGTCCGTACTCCGGAAAATGGCAGTAACCAGGCGGAACGACCCCATCCTCGCCGATCCGCTGCCGCAGCCAGCCATATAATTCCGATTTCAGGATAGAGACCCCCACATGGAATAGTCTCATCTTTCCGATCCGCTTTCCATTGGGAGCGATGTCCACAAATTTAGGGGGGCCGATGATGGTAGCCTGCTTGTCCTGGCCTTTTATAGCGATCACCCGAGAAAGATCGAACCGGCGGCAGAATTCATAGACCATCGTGGTATTATAGCCGGTATCCACAGCCATCATCCGCATTGGGAGCGTCATACCATCCTCCCGCAGCCAGGATTCATCCACGATCTTAGCCAGTTCATTCCACACCTTGACATTGCTGGTATCCCCATTGATCACCCGGTAATCCAGAGAGTAACTCTCCTTGCCCTTGCACCACCCCACGATATCCACTTCGAGCCGGTCGGCTTGCACGTCCACCCCGGTCGTGATCAGGGCAACCTCCTTCTTTGGCATATTCACCTGGTAATGCTCCCGGCGGTCGAAGATGCCTTCCCATGGAGGCGCTTCCCCTCTTTCCTTCCAGGTCTCACCCAAAACTGTATTGACAAACACCTTCAGCAAGGTTGGATCCTTTTTTGCCTTCATGAAATCCAGCACCGCGTCCGCCCAAGAGTACCAGCCGACTGGTGAATATAGAGCAGATAGGTGATAACCTGCCTTCTTTGCACTTGTCTTATCAGGATCCTCTGCAAGCCATTGCCCTACTGCGAGCATCTGTGTCTTCTGGTGCTCTTCGATTTTGCACCCGCACTCGATGCATTCGTAATAGGCAGTGTCGGGATTCTCCAGTTCCCATTTCACCTGCGCCCATATCAGCTTTTGAAAGGTCCCGCAATGAGGGCAGGGCAGGTGGTAATATCGTTTATCTGTATTTTCAAACTCCCTTTCGATGGATGATCTTCCTTCCACTGTTGGGGTGCTGCACTTGTAAACCTTGCGCCTGGAAAATGTGCGTGTCCTGGCCATGGCCAGTTCGATCGGGCTGCCTTCGCTGTCAAGATCCTCCGGGTAACCGTCGATCTCGTCCAAAAACAGGTATTTTACCGGCATAGACCGCAACCCTACAGCACTATTGGCCCCGGTCATCACAATCACCCCGCCCGTGAATTCCTTCTGAAGCATCGTGTTGCCGCTGTCCCGGGACCTTGCCGGCTGGATCTTCTTCCGCAGCCGGTGAGTGGCTTCCACCATCGGGTCAAACCTGATCTTGGAGTTCCGCTTGCACATCACATCCGTCGGCTGGACCATCAGCATGGGCCCCGGAGAGATGTCAATGACGTAACCCACCCAGTTCAGGCCGCTCTCCGTGGCCGATATCTGGGCGCCTTTCATAAAGATCACCTCTTCCGTGGGATCCATCGCAGAGAGCTTATCCATGATCTCCTTCATGTAAGGCACCCGGGAGGTGCGCCACAGGCCGGGCTCTGCACTCGCCTCGGGCGAAAGGTACCGGTATTTGTCGGCCCATTCACTAACGGAGAGTCTTTCGTCGGGTTTCATCCCGGCGCAAAGAGCCAGCAGCAGCCGGTTGTCAGCTTCAACGGTCATTGCGCCCTGTATTCAGGAACATTCGAGAGTGACTGTAGCACCTGGTCGATCTCGGCCTGCAGGAAGATGTGAGCCTCATTGCGGGAAGGCGAAGAAAGAATCTGATCGATCACCCGGTCGGCAATATTCTGAAATCCATTCCGGATGGTCCTGCTGAAATCAAAAAATACCTTCTCAATCGCATCGACTTTCACCAGCGTGCCCCTGAGTTCTTCCAGTTTGAGCTGCTTCATCTCCAAATCAGCTATCTTGCCAAGCCGGTCCGCCTCTAAATAGCTTGCTTTTGATACGTCTTTAGGCATGGATACGCCTATCATTCCTTCCGTTTCAACGCTTTGAACTGCCTGAGATGCCTCAACTTTTGTACTTTCATCAATATTTTCAGCCTGAACAGGACTATTCTCGCAGGCTGCCTTTCTGTTTTTGTTCTTTCTGCGACTCTCCCGGTAATGCAACCCCCAGGCTTCCTCTGCCATCTGCTTGTTTATCTGCGGCCGATTATTCCTTTCATCGATCCTGATGGCCTCGGCAGGGATCTTACCCGACTGTACCGCTCGGCTGATGATCACGATGTCGCATCCGATGATCCGGGAATACTCCCTGTAACCAACGTATTGCTTTTCTTCTGTTTCCATGTCATTTTGTCACTGATCCCCGCAAAAATATAACCGTTTTCAGCTTTGCTGACAATAGTGCTTAACTTTTGTTGACTATACTGCCAAAAGCCTGTTGACTTTATTAAATTTCTGTCGCTGGAAGGCTTTTGGGGTTCGCATACCCGCATTGATGTAGACTTTGGAAAGAACCTATCCCGCCGACCGACCATCCCTTGAAGCATGATGACAAGCACACGTGCACCCTTTCTGAAGTTGAATATTTTCATTGAATTCTTTTTGGGGTATTTTTTTTTGCTCTCCCCCTTCCCTTTCCTTACCCTTTATCCTTTACTTCCCCTTCCTAACATTTTTAAATATTCAATCGCTGCACAGGTACAGTAGTAGTACTACACTTATGCAGTACAAGTACAGTACTAATGCAGTCGTAGTACTGCACTGTTTTTAGCTAATAGGCTGATTTAATGAATTATAGAAAAATAAGGAGGAGAACTATTGCTTGGAGAGCAGGTAGGTGATATCATGCTCCAGCCGCTTAGGCATATCCTGTTCAACTTTTATCTTCATTGCATTGAGGACGGATGGTGTTACAATAGCCGCCCGCAGGGAGGTGGTCATGTATTGCGTGATAGGAAGGTCAGGAAGGGGCCAGGGCCGCACTCTTTTGTTGCGATGGATGAATTGACCTTTGGCATACTTGCCCTTGCCAAACACGCTTTTATGCCCTGATTTCATTATGGCGATGAATGCGCCTTTGATCTCATGGGAGCTGCCCTTTAATACCGATATCTCAACACCGGTATCAGTTTCTTTGATTGGGAATGCAATAAGGGGGATCGGCTTTCCGTAGGCCTTTAACTTGGCCGTCAGGTTGGAAGGATAAGACTTCCATATCTTCAGGGCATTATAGCGGTTGTCTTTATCGCCTGTCTTGTCACGAAGATACTTGGGATCGATGTTGTATTTCTTGCGGATCTCCCGGATGGCGACAGCCCGGGCGCTGGTCATCACCCTATTGATGGATCTTGAAGTGGCCTTGGCAAGCGTCGCCTGGTCGACGTTCCTGAATTTCTTGAAGACTTTTTCAATGTCCGATTTAACGTCGATTTCGATCATGATTCGAACATCAACGTCTTGCGGACACGCCGGAGCATGGACCGGCGATAGACAGGACAATCAGGATTTATCGTGCAGATCTTGTTGTGTGTGACATCATGCACCTTGGCCGCGAGTTGAGCCATGCGGTCGGTGATCGTTTCGGCCTGGCGGTCCCATGTCGGATCCTGATTAATGCGGTCCATGACGTCCCGCTCCAGGACGTCTATCTGGCTGATGATCTCATTGAAGCCTTCCATTAACAGAAGTTTTTAAGGATGGGTATTTTCTTCCTGAATATAATAACGAGGACAATAATGACAACGAGCGCCACAAAGCCTCCCAGCGGAGCATAATTCGTGCGCTTCACATCGCGTTTTTTGGCAATTTTCTCCTGGTCCGTGGATTTGTGGCTTACCCCGCTGCTGTCTCTTTTGGCCGTTTCTTCGGTCACTTCGTTGATCGTTTTTGTTCCGGTAATTGGTATATCGGCTTTCTTCGTAGTGCTGACGACCTTCAATGATTTGGTCGCTGCATCGTATTTCACCTCCGTCTTCTGCCTTTCATCTTCCAGCACCAGGTTATGTCCTGAAAGAACATCATTAAGCGGCTGCGATCCTTCATTGACACGTTCGGGAATCGTGTAGTTACCGGTGTATGTATCAGTCAGTGTCTTTGCCGTTCGCTTATTGATCTCTTCCAGCTTCCGGGCAGAATCTTCGGAAATGGTATGGGTTCGCACAACTTCTTTTTCAATCTGCTTTGCGGACTTGCATCCGAGGAAAAAAGACATCATGGCGAACACGGCCAGAATAACTATTAAAACCCTGTAAAATGGATTTTCAAGCTCATAGCGAATTTTCGCTTTAATATTTGCATTCATGGGTAATATTGTTTCATGTTTATTTTTCCGTTTCATCGGCAACTATATCCTGGATCGTTTCTGACCCCTTCTTTTTGAATGTCCGCATGATCCTCATGAAAACTGGATCACCGGTTATTTTTGTGATATTTTCAAAAATGCTTTTTAACTCCACAAAACAAATAAACCCGGCTGTGATCGCTGCAAGATGGCACCATTCGATCTTGAAAGTGTGTTCCATCATCCATGCAACCATGACCGCCACGGTGTACCATACGAATTTATAGACCGTTTTTCGAAGCCGGTGGCTCTCCAGCTTAGCACCACATTTCAAGCTCGCACAAATGCCGCTGATCGTGTCAAGCGCAAGGAAAATCAGCATGACATGAACCATTTCGGCAATAGGTGTAAAATAGGCGATAAACATGATGGCAAATTTGGCGCGAAAAGAAGTTATGAAACTAATCATGTTGTGAAGGATTACGATGATCGAAAATAGGTAGATAACTTGCAGGCTGATTGTCATAAGTGACTACATTTTACCTATAAACAGGTGCAGCGACAAAGATAAATCCGATATCATTTTTCCATTTAAAAAGATAGGAACGGTGACTAACTTTTTAATGGCGTTAATCACTCCCATTTGCGTATATTTTCATTTATTGCGGTTAGCGACACATTATGTGATATAAATTTTTGATGATCTCGATTTTCGTGATGATCTCTTCCGGCAATTGGCTGCGCTGGTCATGGATCGGCACCACTGCCAGCTCCATGAAATCCACTCCTGTGATCTATGACCGCTCTTATCCCTGTAAAGCATCGCCATGGGAAGAAACCCGGCATCCCATGCTTGCAAAAATCTCTTTTCAGCTTTCTCAAAGGTATCCCGCGGAAATCCGCATAATACATAAGCCCTCAGCGTATGGTGCGATCTCGTGAATCCCGCATTTAACAATAAGTCGCCAGCGGCAACCAACGGGTCCAAGTCATCCTCAGTATCATAGGCGAAATAGGCAACCTTCGGCTTCACATCATGGAGTTTAGAAGCAATATCCGCGGTCATTAACTTTGCCTCCAGGCCACCTGTGAATAAGGGATATTCAGGTTGCCTCTTCAACATTGCGAATACAGCATTTATGTGGCCAGGCGAACAGGCAAGCAGATTATCGTCAAGTACATTCCATCCATCGGTGATCGGCAATTCTCTGACCGGTCCTTCACGCCTGGGCACGGAACAGAACCAGCAATGATTATTACATCCGCGGCTGGTGATCACAGCACCTACTCTTAAGTACATGCCTGGGATGAAGATACCACTCTTCTCACCCGTTGCAGGGCCGCCAATCTTGACTGGTGCAATATGCTGCCATTGCCCTGCCAGGTATTCTGCCTTCCGCATGTCGTATGTAAATACAATGGAAATATGAATCTCATCAGCCTGGTCGAAAAATCCGGGCATCCCGAAACGAACATCCTGGTCGTTTGGCGTCAAATTTGTCTTTCTCGGAAATACCCTGATGATCTTCATTTCTTTTTTTTACATCACTTAATGCTGTGCAACCGCCATCATCGGCGGCTGCACCTGTTCATTAGCAGCAATAAAAATTCATTGAGAGGTCTATGATTTTCATGTTTAAAAGGTTAATAAATAACCGATACCTGATCGTATTTCATCGTAACAAAATTTACCCGCAAAGCGGTATTTGAAATAATCGTCCACTCCGAAGGCTTAAGCAACTTCCCATTATAAAATACCTTTGATGTACTTCGTATGTAAGTGGGTATTACCCAATTATTCTCTGCATCTGAAGCAAGTTCTTTAGTCCACAATGCACGGGCGCTTTCATCACGGGATGTAGCGTTAATCACCATACTGATCACCACCATACTGATCACCACCAGCATGCTTGCAATAATGTAATTTTTCATGATTTTCATTTTTAAGTTTATTAAGTTTGAATTTTTACTACTTCCAATATCCTCAATAACATTTATCTGTCCAGTGAATGACCTTCCACCCCTTAATATCCTTATTGAACCATGCAAAAAATGATCTGGAAGAATCAAATCCATCATTTATAGCAATCTGTTCTATAATTTCCTTGTCAAGTATTTTCAATCCGTCAATGTATATGTGAGGTATCCGCTGAAACATGAACTCGTCGTACCGAATATCAATATACTGAATCCTCTGACAAAAATCCTCTCCGAATTGATGTGGATGCTTTGATACGTGGCGGGGATTGAATAACCATTGTTGTATTTTCATTCCAATCTTCCAGCGATTGTTTTTATCCTCCCTGATTGAATGAATTTTTATTCCAGCCAGGTATTTATTCTTGAATTGCTCTTTTGAATATGTAAGTATCATAATTTCAATTTTTTCTAATGATAATGTCGTTGCAAGCATAAGCGGCGGAACCGATATCCCCGGTAATTACATATCCAGTTAAAAACCGCCGCCTGATGTTTGCAGCTTACTCATTAACAAACATATTAATCGTGAGCCTCTTTGCACAATTCATCTGCGTTTGCTTTCATATATTCAGAGATCTTGGTATAATTTTCCTCAACATCTTTATCGGAAAATCCGCGAAACTTTACTCGCGCCGGATAAACAGATTTTACAATTTCACCGTCAAATTCAAAAACAATCGACCATCCGAAAATGTTGAGAAATTGATTTATAATGAGCAGTAATCCGGTTGCTCTAAATTCTGACCATTCTTTTTTTGTAACCATAAAACATTTGTTAAAGTACCGGTAAGCGTAATACTGTCGGGTGAATACTGCATTATTTATATACAACACACGATTGCATTAATTCATACATACCGTTTGCTTTCCTGTATTGAAGTTGCCATTCAAGCATTTCGGTCAGCTTATCCCAGTTGTCTATAAGGTTAGACCATGTGGGATTAACAGATTTCATCTTACCGAGCCTTGTTTTAAAATGCGGACAGGCTTTCAAAAGCAAATAGCACCTTCTGAAATCGTCAGGATCATGAGGGAATCCTTCATAAGTATTTTTCAATCTATTGTGACAACTGAGGCGATTGAAAATAGTCAAGCTGCTTATCCCATGTTCTCCGTGAACCATCCACCATCCTTCATTTTCTAATTCTCCCTTTCCATCCGGATCATTAACCGGCTCAACCCATGTTTTCTCACAATTCTTATGAATTTTTTCAAATGCCTTCATCATGGCCGTTGCCATTTCGATGCGGATAGGAACGGGCATAACCTGTGATTCTCCGCAATGGTAACAGAATAATTTTTCGTTTCTTATTCCTGTGTGAGATTCTTTTTTCATCTCTCTTTTTTATTTAATAGGGATTAATTTCTTATGGCCTGCCCGCAGAATGAATTTCTTATCTTCATCAAGTGTATAAGTGTTCTTGAAATGCTTGCAGATGCCCGATTTGCCGTTTCGCGGCTCATACTCGTTGCAATTCAGTTTACCACAGGTATTATCATCTTTTTCAAGGCAATCACGTATATCGAGGCAGTAGAAGTAATCTGAACCCGTCTCATAAATTCCGGGCGTCAGGACAATTTCATCAAGTTCCTCATCTTTCATGATTTCCCGCCAGGATTTGAGAGTATATCCACGGCTTTCGTCATTATTGACGTCAAAATAGATTTTCATAATTATGTTTATGTAAAAATGAACCTTTCCGATTCCTGGATAATCGTCGTTTGAAATGGGAATTTATCTTTCGGCACCTGTTGAATAGCATCGATCAACGGTCCCGAAGAAGTGAAAATAATATGATCGTCACCCAGGATTGAAATCTGTAGGTGAAGACATTTTCCGGTGCCGCGATCCTTGTAGATCTTGGAATCCTCCAGCTTGTAATCATGCACAACGATCTCACGGTTCAGGATCTTTGACATTTTGATCTTATCACCTTTGAATCCTTTTGGTATTGTGGGTATCCCAAACGATTTAAAGTTATTCATGCAGCAGTTTTTTAAGAAGGTTCTTTGAATTACAATGCACAGCCCAGCCATTGTATGATGCAATGGATGCCTGATTTCTTCTTTTCGCCAGCATCCTGGCAAAGCGTTTCTTGATCGATTTCCGTAGGCGGGTGTGCGTGTGATAAAACACATATCCGACAAAATCAATCCCCCGGGATGCGACCGGGAATATCTGGTAGTTATCCTTGACATGCAGGCTTAGATTCGCCCGCAGGTAGTGTCTGATCTTGCCAAGCAAGGCATGCAGGTACGGCTTATCCGGGGAAAGGATCACCAGGTCATCAGCATACCGGAAGTAATATTTCACCTTCAGGGTTTCTTTCAGCCAGTGATCAAAGTAGGTCAGATAGAAATTGGCAAAGTATTGACTGAGATAATTGCCGATTGGCAAGCCTTCAGCGCTGTCTATGATTCCGTCAAGCAGGTCCAGTAGGTCCTGATCTTTGATCTTTTTACGCAGCAACTCCTTCAGGATTTCATGATCGACGCTCGGATAAAACTTACGGACATCCAGCTTCAGGCAGTACCGTGTCCCTTCCTGATCAGCCAGGGCCATCCGGACGGCATCCGCAGCGGCATGGATTCCCCTGCCCTTAATACAACTGTAAGTATCGGCCGTTAACGTAGAGACAAAGATCAACTCCAGGATATTCATGACCGCATGATGAACGATTCGGTCAGGGTAGTACGGCAGCCTGAATATCACTCTCTCCTTTGGCTCAAATATGGTGAAGGTCGTGTACTCAGAGGTGTGATATTGTTTCTTCATTAGAATTTCATGGAGATCTTGAAGATTCTGCTCGCTGTGCCAGCTATGCTCAATCACCCCCGGCTGATTCGATTTTCCTTTTCGTGCAATACTATCGGCCAGCCTTAGATTTTCAAGGCTGCAGATCCTGTTGTATAGATTTCCGTGTCTTTTCATGGCTTTGCCTGACTTGGGATCGCTTTCAGTTTCCCTACCAGCGCTCCCTGTCACTCTGTTATTTTTTGCCTTGCCGGCAGGGTCTATGTCGCAAATATTGCATAGGTGAGAACTGACATTCGTATTCGTGTTATCGTAGTTGTAATTCGAATTCGAAAAGCTGAACCTGGAACCGGAGGCCAGCCGACAGTTGGCGACATACAACCGGAGAGCATCATTTTGTGTTCAGAAACATGTCGATGTATTCCTGTTCGAACTGCTTGGCGA